AGAGGGAAAGAGCGATTTGATGTTTTTGGCTTATCACGCCATGAAACGTGAATCCGGCGGCAAGCCTGTCAAACCTTTTGAGGCATGGTGTGAAACCGTGACAGACATAAAGATCGGAGACATTGATAGCCCAAAAGCTATCGATCCGGAAGCCTAAATCGTTTGATTTGGGAGTTAGCAATAGCGACCGGATTGTCACCGTCTCAATTTGAAACGGCCGAAGATGTATTGACAGCGATTGAGATACTGGAGAAGCGGAATGGAAACTGAATCAATCACTTATGACAAAAGTGATTTGCGCGGAATCCTTAAAGCTTTCAAAGCCATGGATGAAGCTGCGGTAGATCAAGCTAAAGCCGTTTCAAATGGTTTGGCTACCTATGTGCAATCCAAAATCATTGGCGCAGCTGGCAACAGGCCCAATCAGGCAGCGAGCCGAATCGCACAAGGTTCGCGTGTAAGCAAATCATCCAAAATCGGTGAATTGTCTTTTGGTTTTGTGTCTCAGAAATTTTCAGGCGGCGGCACAACGCAACAGCTATGGGGCGGCTACGAATTTGGATCGAACAAATTCAAGCAATTCCCGGTGTGGTCAGGTCGTGGGCCGCGTGGCGGATCAGCCGGATATTTCATTTATCCAACTCTCAGAGCAGAACAGCCAGCAATCATTAATCAATGGGAAAATGCATTTACTAAGATTTTGAAGGAGTGGTGATGGCTGGTCAATCAAGAACGCTCAAATTATCAATTTTGGCCGATGTTGATCAGCTAAAAAAGAGCTTAGATACGAGCACCGAGGATGTAGGTAATTTTACCGGCAAATTAGACGGATTCAAAAAAATGGCCGGTGCGGCTTTTGCCGCCGCCGGTGTAGCTGCGGTTGCTTATGCTGGCAAATTGGCAATTGATGGCGTAAAAGCTGCAATTGAGGATGAACAGGCTCAAGTCAGATTGGCCAACGCCTTAAAAAACACGGTTGGCGCAACCGATGGCGCAATCAAATCCGCTGAGGATTGGATTTTACAACAATCATTGGCAACGGGCATCGCAGACGATGAGTATCGTCCGGCTTTAGAAAGATTGACAAGAAGTACAAAATCAATTGAGGAAGCTCAAAAGCTGACAAATCTTGCGGCTGACATAGCAAAAGCAAAAAATCTTGATTTAGCAACCGTCGCAAATGCATTGGCTAAAGCCAACGATGGACAAACAGGCGCGTTAAAGAAATTAGGAATTACATTAGGAGACAATGCAACAAATCTCCAAGAATATAACAAAGTCCAAAAACAATTAGAAAAGGCACAATTAGACGCCAATTTTGCATTGGCTGAGTATGGCCCAAAATCTAAGGAATACATTAAAGCCTCAGAAAAAGTCACAGAAACACAAGAAAAAGCTAACACTATTGCAGCTGCCGGAATTGATGTTTTTGGTGAATTGGGCAAAGAATTTGCCGGGGCGGCCGCCGAGTCAGCCAATACATTTCAAGGCAAATTGGATCGGTTAAATGTTGCATTTGCCGAAGGTAAAGAAACAATCGGTGCTTTCATTCTCGATGCAATAACACCATTGGTGACATTTGTCGTTGATAATGTCGTGCCAGCCATTTCTAAATTTATTGGGGCCGTCGGTGGGGATGAAGGTTTAAGCAATACTTTCAGCGTGTTTATCGATGGGGTCAAAAATTTGGTCTTGCCAATCTTAAACAGTCTCAAAGGCGTGTTTGATAAAATCAAAGCAATCGTTGTAGAAAACAAAGAGGAATTTGGAGCGTTAGTCACTTTCCTTTCAAAAGTGGTCGCACCATTTTTTGGTACCGTTTTTAGCACATCGATCAAAGTTTTAGGCACAGCGTTGTCAGGTATTTTGACCATTGTTGCTAAAATCATTGACGGCTTTTTATCAATCATTAATCTAGGCAAAAAAATCGGGGATGCGCTTGGCGGTTTATTTGGCAATGATTCAAACAGATCATCATCGATGGGTGTTGGGTCATTTTCAGAGGCAGCTTCAAATCGTCTGCAATCAATCAAAGCAAATGCCGGCCAAACAATCAACATCACGGTCAATGGTGCCGTTGATGCCATTGGGACAGCCCGACAAATTGCACAGATTCTCAGCCGTGAAGCTACAACATCCGGCACATTTACCAATTTGGGCGTGTCAAAGGTTGTGTCAATCGCATGACATGGCTACCAAATGCCACGGTAACCATAGGTGGCACAGCCTACACAGCTGAAACATTGTGGGATGGCACGATCACTTATGGCCGCACAAATGTGTGGCAACAGGCTCGCGCCGGTTATGCACAAGTCGGGATTCTGAATCAAAATAATGTTCACAACCTATTTCAAATCAATGATTCATTGGTCATCACAATTGATGATTCAACCGGTGCGCCCATCACGGTTTTTACGGGAGTGGTCACGGACATTGAAAACGAAGTCAATGCCGGTGGTGCGATTGCCGATGTAGTAGTTCAAACAATCACAGCCGTCGCGCCATTTGCTTTCATGGCTCGCAAGATTGTCGGCACATCAAACTATCCCAAAGAATTTGAGGATGATCGAATCACCACAATTTTGACGGAAGCCGGCGTCACGATTGATGTAGTGGACACGCCGCCGATTTATGAATTCACAGCTCGGCCAGCCGGTGCGACCGATGCATACTCATTGGCTGCCTACTATGCACAAATGGCTTTCGGTTACATTTACGAGACAACCGATGGAAAAGTCGGCTATGCCAACGAATCACACAGGCTCAACGATGTGCAGACAAACGGCTATTTGACGATCCCGGAGTCTTACATCCTCACAAGTGGAGTTTCTAGCAATACGACGCTCAATGATTTGACAAATGATGTCTTGCTGTCTTACAAGGCTGGAGCAACGGTAACGAGCTCGGATGCCACATCAATTTCGATTTATGGCCGACAAGCTGCGTCGATTTCAACCGAGCTTGAACACACAGCCGAGGCACAATATCAAGCCGACCGGTATGTCGATCTCAGAGCTTATCCACAAACGAATTTGTCAAGCTTTACCATCCAGCTCGACTCAAGCTTTGTCACAGCTGCCGATCTTGATGAGCTGTTGGGCATGTATATGGGCAAGCCAATCGAGATTTTGAATTTACCATTGGGGATTATCCCGAATGCGTATGAAGGATTTGTGGAAGGTTGGCGATTGGTTTTCAATCAATATCAAGCCGCAATTGCACTTACAACGACCGATTCATCGCTATCGATTGTTCCGACACGCTGGCAGGATGTTGATCCGGCACAGCAATGGCAAGATGTTGGCTCAACGGTACGATGGTACCAATACGAATAAGGAGAAAACATGGCTACATCACCGGTGTATGGCTGGCCTGAACCTGCGGACACGGATTTTGTCAAGGATGGTGCGCTCGCAATGCGTGATCTAGGCAATGCCATCGATAGCACATTGAGCCAACAAATGACTCAGATTTTGATGGGAGTTTTCTAAAATGGCCACAACACCAAAAACGCTGTTTCGCGGAGCTGCTACGACTACGGTTGGCACGACGCTTTACACAACACCGGCGGCAACGACTACCGTGGTCACGAACATTATTGTTACCAATACAGCGGCCGCAGCTGCAACATTTACGATGGCATTGGCTGGCACATCAATGGGCACAACAATCGCCATCCCATCGCTGTCACAAGTTTTTATTGATTTGCGTCAAGTATTGACGGCAACACAAACAATCACCGGCGGAGCTAGTGCCGTCACAGTCACATTTCACATCGCCGGAGCGGAGATTTCCTAAATGGCCATTTCATCATTTCCACCAAGTACCGTAAGCGGACTTAACCAGCTGACTTTACAAGCAACAGTTACATCAACGAGCAATGTGACAATTCCATCATCGATCAAATTTATTTATGTTGAAGTAGCCGGTGGCGGTGGCGGTGGCGGATTCGGTGTCGCGACAGCTGGAGCCGGTGGCGGTGGCGGTGGCGGTGGTTATTGGACAGGATGGCTGCCCGTATCAAGCACAACGGTGGCGTGTGTTATCGGCGCAGCCGGAGCAGCTGGCACATCAGCTGCCGGCGGAACAGGTGGCACAACGACAGTCAATGGCACAATCGCTGTTGGCGGCGGTGGCGGTGGCGGTGGCTCAACGACGGCCGGTTTAACTTCAACAGCTAATTTAGGTGGAGCCGGCGGCGGTGGTGGCGTTGATAACGCTGGAACCGAAACTAGCGGCGGCAATGGTGCGGCTTTGTTTCTCAACGCTGGAACAGCTGTGGCAACATGGTCAAGCGCAAGCGGTACAGCCGGACAAGCTGGCGGCGCAGGTGGTGGCAATACTGGATCACTAGCAATCAACACCGGCGGCCGTGGTTATTCCGGCGGCGGCGGTAGCGCATTTGATGTTGGAGCTTTTGGACAAGGCGGAGCCGGCATCGCCACAGGCGGCGGCGGAGCTGGTCGAACATCCGGATCAGCAACAGATCACAAAGGCGGAGCCGGCAAATACGCCGGAGGAACAGTCACATCAAATGGCGGTGGCGGCGGCGGTGGAATTGTTGCAGCTGGTTCAAACTCAACGACAACCACCGGAGCAGCTGGCGGCCAAGGTGGTGGCGGCGGCGGCGGTGGATTTAACACAGGCCAAGGCGGTGCCGGTGGTGTTGGCGCGGTTTTGATTTACTACTAAGGAGAAAACAAATGGCAAATTTTGCGGTGCTTGATAGCACAAATGTGGTTGAAAACATCATCGTGGCTGAAACTCAAGAAATTGCTGAGGATGTGACAAAGGCAATTTGCATTGAATATACCGATGAAAATCCAGCTGAAATTGGTTGGATTTATGATTCGGAAACTGGCAAATTTTCGCCTCCAGGAAACGCATGAGTGATTTTCCACAAGGCACATTGCCGCGTTTGATTCAAGTTGCATTGGCCGAAGTCGGCACAGCCGAAACAGGCAACAATGAAACAAAGTACGGCAAATTTATGAAGGCCGACAAGCTGCCATGGTGCGGTTCATTTTTGAATTGGTGCGCTCATCAAGCAGGTGTGAAGGTGCCAAACGTTGTCAGCACGCGCGTTGGAGCTGAGGCATTTAAGAAAAACAAACAATGGCACACAACACCGAAAATCGGTGATTTTGTGTTTTTTGATTTTATTGTCGATGACAAAACTACGATCAATCACATTGGATTGGTTATTCGCGCATCGGAAAAACAGATCGTGACAATTGAAGGCAACACATCCGGTGCTGGAGATCAGCGCAATGGCGGAGAAGTCATGGTCAAATCAAGAGCTTTGGGAGCACGCTCATTCGTTGTCGGTTACGGTCGGCCAGCTTATGAGCCATTTTCCGGTGATTTACCGGATCGACCAATAGGAGGAAAATAATGGAGCAAGCAAAAGCAATTTTGGCATCATGGTTGCGCTCGTATGTAGCAGCTGCATTGGCTGTGTACATGGCCGGCGGCACATGGGAACAAATGGCATTGGGCGGCGTTGCAGCTGTTGTGCCTGTGATCATGCGTTGGCTCAATCCAGCTGACAAAGCTTTCGGATCAACGGGGAATTGATTCGGAGATCACTCGCGGCAAGCTTAGTTTTGGGCCTATCGCTAAGCTTGACCGGGTGTGGTTATGACGGATGGGTACGGTATCCATGCCAAGAACACGAAAATTGGAAAAATCCGGAATGTCAAAAGCCACAATGCAAGGTGTCGGGTACCTGTACGGAAGATTTAATCGGTGATGTCACGTCGAAATAGAGACAGGCTAAGTCAAGAAGAAATCAAAGCACGATTGATGTTTTTGATCGGCGCGGTTTTGTCATTTGTTTTTCTCATCGTTACATTGGGCATTACTTACGCGCTGATTTTTGTCACACAGCCGATTGGCAATCAAGCTCCCAACGATGCAGCTTTCATCGACTTACTCAAGACATTGGCAATTTTCCTCACCGGGTCATTGGGCGGCGTATTGGCATCCAACGGCCTCAAAGACAAAACAAAGTCTGAATACGAAAAAAACATCGAAAGGCGTTTAGGCGGTAGCGACACGCCGTGATTTGAGCGTGATTGTTGTATTTGTCGGCTGATCCTGTCACTCTCTCTTTTGGGAGCGAAGCACAGTAGTTCCCGAATCGGGAGCAATACAATGAACGAAGCATCAATCGTGATCTTTATGGTCATCGCCGGGGCCTTATGGGCCGTCATGGCTTATTCAGTCGGGTTCAAGGAAGGCCAGCGACAAGGCTACACACGCGGTCGAGCTGTTGCCCGTCACGCTGTTTCAGCTGATCGGAAGGTCAAATAATGAATCGCGCACAGAGAAGGTTCAATAGCGGAAAAAATAAAAAGCCAATAACTGGCAAAAAAGGAAATACCCGCCGATGGAATTTGGGGGCGATCTAATGTCATTTATGGACAATTACGAAGGCAACAAAGATCGCACAGATCGCTGGATCGCAACATATCCGCTTGGCAGGCTTGAGGCACACATTATTGAATTCAATGCTGAAAAAGGTTATGTGCTGATCCAAGCAAAAGCATGGCGCAATCAAAACGAAACAGAGCCAGCCGGCATTGATTACGCTTTTGGCTATCGTGAGGCTTATCCGGAGAAAATGCGCCGTTGGATGATCGAGGATACGACCACATCAGCTTTGATGCGCGTGATGGCCTTGGTTATGGGAGGCACAGAGAAAAGCACAAAAGAAACCATGGAGAAGGTTAATGCAGCCGATGTCTATGATCCTTGGACAACCAAGTTTGGCGATGTCCCAAGTTACAAAACAGTTGCCGAAGCTGAAATGGCTGGCACACCATCATTTGGATCATCTGAGGATAACCAATACATGGCAGAGGATTTGCCGGAATGCCGACATGGTGCAATGCGTTGGAATCAAAGCAAGCCGGATGCGCCCAAATCATGGGGCGGTTACTTTTGCAGCGAAAAGATCAAAGAGCATCAATGCACACCGCGTTGGTATGTATTGCGATCAACAGGAAAATGGGAGCCACAAGTATGAGCGATTACATCGAGCTGATCAATCCTCAAACGCGCATTTGTAAGCTGTTAAAAAATGGTGAGGTTATTGCTGAATACAAAATGGAACAATGCGACAAATGCTCAATGCTTGCAAAAGTCGATGAATTTGGTTATCAACGAGGCCAAAATGGCGAAAAGCTGTTGTGGTTCTGTGGTGGTTGCCGATGATCAATCGCGTGGATC